CATGGCGGCTATGGGGGCGATAACTGTAGCCCAGGTGGCTATGGGGGCTATGGCGGTTATGGTGGCTATGGCGGGCACAGTAGTTATAGTGGTGGCTATGGCGGATATGGCGGATACGCATCTAGCCGTTTAAAACTATATGGTTATATTGACGGCAACAAATTGGTCCTACGTACTTTGTTAGACCATTTAGGACTTGGTTGCGTAGTCACTGGCGTTGTGAATATGACTGTTACAATGAGTCATCCAAATACAGTTACGGAAAACGGTGTAACACTTACACTCCCAACTCCAACTGTAACCCAAATTGTTCCTTGGTACATTGTTATCTAATTGGTTAAAGTGAATTATATGCGTTGGTAAATAACAGCGCATATAATAATTCTGGGACCAATGAATGGACGATAAAAAACTAAATGAGGCCTTAGCCTTTGCTAATTACAGGCTCACCTTACAGGTACAGCGTCAAAACATTGAGGCCAGAGTTGAAGCGGCCTTATTAGTATCTTACAATGGTGCTCTTTTTAAAGCATCACAAGCACTTATTAACTTTGTTTCATTGCGAGTAATACGTAATGAACAAGTGCTAGTAGAAGATAACAGCAATAATGTTATCACTATTGAAGATGCTAATGCTTTTTTAAAAGCACTACTAGATGCATATGATTCTGCTATGCAATTAAAACAGCAAGAACAAAAACGACTAAAGTCAGCAAGAAGCACACCTAAAATTGTAGGACTCTAAAATGAGTACCCAAGGCTTCATGATGTTCGCTTACAACAACGAACAATTAGATTATACTCAGTTAGCATTAGTAGCCGCCTACGCTGTAAAAAAGCACATGCCAGACTATCCTGTTGTGTTAGTTACAAATCAACAAAGCTTAGAACATTGTAAAAACACACACGGTCATTTAATGATGGCTGCCGCCTTTGATGACATTGTTTTAACCAATCCCGAATACGAACGCAACATGCGTCTACATTATGACGGCGCATACCATAGTTTCAATGCACAATTCACTAACACCAACAAGCACGACATTTACAACCTAAGCCCGTTTGATGAAACAATTTTGATAGACACAGATTACTTGTGCGGCAACAACAACCTATCAAAGCTATTTGGTGGCCAACACGATGTTGCCATGTTTAGGGATGCTCGCAACTTAAGATGCGAAGAACCATTTACAACAGAACGTTGGTTACACTATGCTGGTATTCGCATGTGGTGGTCAACTGTGGTATACTGGCGCAAGAGCGAAGAAGCTGAACACTTCTTTAACATTTGGTCAGCAGTTAAAAAGAACTGGGAGTATTATCGCTTCCTGTATAAATTCCCCGGTACGTTATATCGCACAGACTACTCTGCTAGTATTGCAGCTCACATGTGCGATGGCTGGACAGACGGTGGCTTCATTGGACAGATTCCCAACTTTATGCGTTATCAAGATCAGCGTGATGATATTGTAGAAGTGCTTGGTCCTAATCACTGGGTAATGATGAGCAATCTGCCAGAAGAGTGGAAGAACATGGTTGTTGAAATCAAAGGCGAAGACGTTCACTTGATGAACAAGAAAAGCATACTTCGTAACTATGATAAGATCATGGAGAACCTAGCATGACATTCTTTGTAATTGTACCGCCGGGTAAAGATAACTTAGCTGAAGTTTCTAAAATTGACATTGGTTTTGTGTTGCCAGGTTCTCGAGTTGAATTTGTCAAAGTTGATGCTGTGCCATCTTCACAACTTAAAATACTTGCTTCTTTGAATTTAGAAGCAGGTGATGTTATTTGTTTTGCTGGACTATGTGTTAGACGTACTACTATTGATATAATAGAGCTATCTAAATCTACCAAGTTGAATTATATGCCAGGTGCCGGAGTTGATCATAGAGGTGTACATATTCCTGCTGGTAAAATTAGTTGTAGGCAACCAATTGAAAAAAACTATCAAACAGCTTGGCCGTACTTAATGGTTATTGGTAATCCTGAAACTGCTAAAATTAGTTTTGAACTATTTGAACATCTAAGTCCTACAGACTATTGGCCTAATTATGTTCCTGACATGCCAGAACTTATACACCTATTAGGCGTAATATCAATGACAGGATATTGGCAAGTACCAGAATGGTTCAAGTTAGTTGACCTTAGCATTAGAGACTTAGAGCTTGCCCCAGTAATGTATACTAGCCATACTTGGCATGATTGGATTGCTTTCTACCCAGCCAACAGCAATTTTAAATTAGAAAATCACGCACAGCTATTTCCTGTATGGCTCGATGGAAGTGAAAAACCATTGGAGCATTGGAAACGTGGCTGATATTGAGTTTGAATTACGTAAGCGTAAAAAGGTACGCCAAGACTTCTGGTCTATAAAGTACAATGTACACAATGGTTACATTGAATCTATTGAAGCTGGCAACAAACTTTTACCGGATCATTTAATTGTATCATATGCCAAAGTAAAAGATATACTGGCTGGTAAACTAAACCAAAACGATTATCGTGTTGCATTCAATGAAAAGCTAGGTGCTCTTGACTTGGTTGATATTAAACGACCTAGAGAGTTTAAAAAGAAACAAGTATGGGTTGGATGGTTAAGCGCAGGCGAAGCAGATCTTAACATCTTTAGCCCGCTGAGAATTATACTATTCGGTGACACTGGTATTATGCGTGTAGAAGCCAGTAGAGAATGGTCTACTAGTTTGCGAGAAACAATGGATAGACGCACAGACCTAGAAGATGTTCCATTCTTTATAAGTGATGTCGAAGATCCACATCAACTGTTAGGTCATGATAAAATTAGACTAGTTGACATTGTAGAACGTGGATACTGGGAAAAACGCTTATGGTCATTCATGGATCATGATAATGTACAGCGAATACTTTACCAAGGGTTGCAAATACGCATAAACATGCCGCCAGTGGCCAGCGAACTGTCATTGACACGTATGGTCCAATACAGTCCATTCACTGGTATCATTGACGAGTCATCAGTTATCAGTCATCGAGGCCGTGGCAAGCATATTTCTGTTTTTACCAAAGACGGCGGCATATGGGCACAAAGTCATTATGAAAAGGGTAATGCTATTGATCATTTAATTGGCAACTTACGTGTAGCAGTTGTAAAAGGAGATGACCCAGAAGATTTTGTTGCCTGGGCAGAAATGCCAGCACTGATGCTAAGACAGCCACAACCATTTGAAATCTTACCAGATTGGCAGTACCAGAGCACTCCAAGTCTGTTATATAAAGCTAACAACATTGATATAGGAGTACTATCTTGAAAACCCCAATTACAGAATTTGACGTAGTGTTTATCAGCTATGATGAGCCAAACGCAGATGAGAATTACGCCGACTTGCTAGAGAAATGCCCATGGGCCAAACGTAGCCATGGTGTATATGGCAGTGATGCTTGCCATAAAGCGGCAGCAAAGTTAGCTGAAACAGAACGTTTCATTACCATTGATGCTGACAACAAAGTGCGCCCAGACTTCTTTGAACTTGAGTTGGACTTACATAAGTTTGATCGCAGTGATGTATTAAGCTGGAGTGGTAAAAACGTTATCAATGGCTTGGTATATGGCAATGGCGGTGTCAAGTTATGGCCCAAGAAGGTTGTTGAGCAAATGCGTACACACGAAGCAGTTGACTGTGGAGCAGGCGCAGTTGACTTTTGTTGGGATATTCACTATCATCAACTAAACAACATTTACAGTGATGTGTATAATAACAGTACTCCATATCAAGCGTATCGCGCTGGGTTTCGCGAAGGTGTTAAGCTTGCTCTAATTGATGGCCGCCCAATGGACTGGCGTCAAATTGCTGATAAAAACAACTTTAAGAACCATCGCAGACTACTAGTTTGGATGAGTGTTGGCCAAGATGTACAAAATGGATTATGGGCCATGTATGGTGCTCGCTTAGGTTGCTATCTAACTAACCTACGCAAAGACTGGGACTACAAATTAGTTGCTGACTTTGAGTGGCACAATGCTTACTGGGCAGAAGAAGTTATGCCACAGTTTGCTGGCACAGAAGTAACTTGCCCTGTTAGCAAGTACTCATATGATGCTTCTAAGTTAATGGAAGAAACCAAAAAGCTTGGCAGAGTATTACATCAAGACCTACGCTTAGAAATTGCTGACCTAGACGAAGCAGGCAGTCGCTTCTTTAAGGCCAGTTACTTTAACCCACATCGTCTTGGCCCAACAGTCAAAGAAAGCGATGTAGAACAGTTTATTGCGGAGTAATCATTGTTAGATGTATTCTTCATCACAATGGGAGAACTGGGTAGCGATGTCAATTGGAATCGTTTACTAGAGTTTGTCCCAAATGCCAAAAAAGTAGAAAATGTAAAAGGCATTTATAACGTACACAAAGCCTGTGCGGAACAAAGTACAACTGATAATTTTTGGGTAGTAGATGCTGATGCGTGGATTGTTAATGACTTCTCTTTTGATTGGAAACCTGATCCTGCTGTAAAGTATTGGAATGTTCCCGAAACAGAATGTGTTGTTATATGGCCAAGCTACAATCCTGTCAACGAACTTGTGTACGGGTACGGCGCAGTTAAAGTATTCCCACGTAAACCTTTTTTAGAAGACCGTGGATGGTCTATTGATATGAGCTTGTCAATTGCCAAAGTAGTTGTATCCAAAGACATTGTCAGTTGCGAAACACGATTTAACGCCACACCCGAATCTGCCTGGATAGGTGCATTCCGTGAATGTGCCAAGCTGTCAAGTTTATCAATGGTAAAAACTCGTATTCGTAAATCTGTTGCCGCAGAAACAAAAAGTTTACTAGACCTTGAAAATCATATACAGTCTCAACCATGGGACAACAATAAAAAAGCAAACTATCGTCGCACACAAACCTTGCTAATACAAGAACGTTATAAAGACGAGCAAAGTATTTTCAAGTACTGGGAAGAAATTGAAACTTACAGTCGACGTAGATTAACTTGGTGTACACATGGATGGCACAAGACAAACGGAAACTACTCACTGCTAGGGGCACAGGCTGGCAGCAAATTTGGATTAGAAAACAGTGACAACCTAGATGCATTAGATCTGATCAATGACTGGGATTGGCTAAAAAAGGAATTTAAAAATGTCAATGTTTAATGTTATCAAGAACCCAACAATCTATAAAAAGATGTTGGATGTTCCTGTTGTGTTTTTAAGTTTTGATGAACCCAATGCAGATGAGAATTGGGAATTGCTAAAGTCAATAACACCACACAAGAACATTGCCAGAGTACATGGCGTTGTTGGATTTGATGCGGCACATAAAGCCGCTGCCGCTGAGTTCCCGAAGAGTGAATATATTATCACAGTTGATGCTGATAACAAAGTTGATCCAAAATTCTTTGATAAGTTTTTACCAGAAGGCATGGACGGTAAAGTTAGCTTTACCTGGGGCGGCCGCCAGTTTACAAATGGCCTAATGTATGGCAACGGTGGATTGAAAATGTGGAGCACAGAACATCTTGCTAATATGCGTAGTCATGAATTGGCCACAGAGGAACGAGATGCTGTTGATTTTTGTTGGGATTTCAACAGGTATAAAGAACTAGCAGGTTGCCATTCTACTGTGTACACCAATGCCAGTGCTTATCAGGCCTTTAGAGTTGGATTTAGAGAAGGTGTCAAGCTTAGTATGGAACAAGGCCAGGTAATACCATTTGCTGATTGGACAACGACCATGCATGCCGCAAACTTTCAACGTTTATTGACATGGATGACAGTGGGTGCTGATGTTGAAAATGGTGCC